TCCTTATAGTTGACCTTGGACACGCCGGTCAGCTCCATGATCTTCCCGGGGTCCAGCGCGTTGATCTTGGTGACGATGCTGCTCAGGTCCTCGAAGCTGTTGGCGGTGTCCGCCAGCGCGCCCTGGTAGGCCTGGAGGGTCAGCACGTCCGTGTTCCAGTAGCCGGCAAGGTCGACCAGGCTGTTCGACCGGGCGGCGAGGTCCACGATGTCGCCCCAGATCGCCGTGATCGTATCACGCACCGAGTTGACCACGTTGGTGAAGATCCCCTCGATGGAATCCGCCACGCTGTTCCCGATGTCGCCGATCCGCCCGATGCTGTCCGCGAAGCTCTTGGCGGCCACCGTGCCCATCTGGGCGTCGGCGTCCAGCTTCTTCATGCTGGTGTCGACCTGGTCGAGGCTGTTCTTCATGCCGGCGAGGGTCGCGCGGGCTTCGTTCAGCTTCTGCTCCCACTTCGCGACCGCCTCGTCGTTGTCGCCGTACTTCTTCTTGACCTCCGCAAGGGCGTCCCGGTAGGTCTTGACGACCTTCTCCTGCTCCTTGATCTGCTTCTGGAGGTTCCGGGTCTTGACTTCGCTCTTCTGCTGGGCGGTGGCGTTCGCGCCGAGCTCCGCCGTCTCAGCCTTCAGCTCGGACCGGAGGGTCTTCAGGTTCCGCCGGGCTTCCGCCAGGGCGGCGTTATACTCCTTCTCGCCCTCCAGTTCTATCCGTTGTCTGATCTTGCTCTCGTCCGGCATCCTTCACACCTCACAAACCCAGTGCCCGGCTGGCAATCTTCCCGCCGTTCACGCGGATGTCATGCTTCGCCTTTATGTTGTACATGTCCCGGATGAACCCGGGTGTCATGTCCCGGGCATCCTTCACGCTGATGCCGGCGACCAGCGCGTAGCCGTAATATTCGCGGCAGCGCGTCTCCCGCCGGCCCCTCAGTTTTTTGACTCTATCTCTTCGAGGTATTCGTCGTGGACTTCATCGTCCGCTTCGTTCCCTCCGGTGGTCTCGCTCTTCATGCCTTCGTTCACGGCGGCGCTGATCGCCGCGCTCAGCTTGTTCACGCTGATGTGCAGCACTTCGTCACCGGTCACGTTCTCCGCCAGGTCCGCCTCGTTCCGGGCGCTGTTCGCCAGGATGCGGAAGATGGCCTTCATCGCCTTCGATGTGCTGATCTCGCCCTCGCCGCGCATCGCGTCAAACATCTTCCGGATGCCGCCGAACTCTTCTTCTATTTGCTCCATAGCGTACATGTCGAACTTAAGTTTGTACTCTTTGCCGTTAATGGTGATACTTGCCATGGTGATCGTCCTCTCTTTCGTCCTTTTCAAAAAAGAAGGGGCGGGGGAACCTCCCCGCGCCCCTGCGGCATCTTACGAGATGCCGGCCTTGCCCTTGACCCAGGAAACCACCGCGGACTCCGTTGCGGCCCGGTAGTGGCTGTAGTAGATGACATCCCCGCCGGAGCTGAGGATGACACCCGACGCGCTGCCGCTCAGGGTCTCGGTCTGGAAGTCCACGCTCTCGCCCTTGGTCTGCGCAGAGTCGCTGTCCTTGGAGAACTGGATCTTGTAGATCCAGAATCCGTGGAACTGGACCGAGCCCTTGAACCGCTCCTTCCGGATGAAACCGATGCCCACAACCGGGGAATCTTTCGCCGTCACGTTCAGCTCGCTGCTGGTGCCATCCACATGGCCGAGCAGCGCCTTGTCCAGCGCGTCGGTCAGGTTGGCCAGCTCCAGGCTGACGGTCAGGCCGTTCATGCCGTTTTCGGAGTCGATCTGATGGTCGTCCGCGAAGAACTTGACGTCCTCGCGCTCCTCGCTCAGATCGGCGCGGATCATGTAGTCGTTCAGCATGACACCGCCGGTGTAGCTGACGGCTCCGCCGTCGCCTCCGGTGGAGTACGTCGCATAGGTCAGCGACTTGATCCCGATTTTCGCCATATCGAATTACCTCGCTTCTTGTAGTATCCGGTCTGCCTCGGCCTTCATGGCCGCGCCGACCACCTGTTCCAGCGTCTGCTTCTTCCCGGTGATAAACTTGTCGCCGGTCTTCGCAGTCCGCTTCCCGCCGTAGCCGTAGTTAATGACGAACGCCTTCCTGGCGTTGCTGATGCCCCTGGCGTCGTTCCCCTGCGGGTAGACGTCCTGCCAGCAGACATCAATGTCCTCGTGGTACTTCCCGGGTCGGATGCTCGTCATCATTTCCCCGGTCAGGACGTGCCTGTACTGGTTCGTCCGGTCTTCCAGCGCCTTCGCGCACGCTTCAGCGCCGGCTGCCACGATCCGCCTGGCGGATTCCCGCCCGCCGATCCGCTCCAGCTGGGCCTCCATCCCGTCGATGCCGTTCACCTGAAGCCTTGCCATCAGGTACCACCGACCTGTACTGTCTCGGTCCACGTCAGCGGGCCGTACATGTTCACCGACCAGAGCCAGTGGTTCTTGCCGGTGGCATAGTCGAAGTCCTGGCTGTTCGTGTGGGTGGTATCCAGGACGCCTTCATCCTCGAGGGCTTCCAGCTTCGCCGTCACCGTTGCCGGCAGCGCGTCATTGCTCCCGTCGACATAGGCGTGAATCAGTACCCGGTAGATGGAGTCGACCAGATGGCCGTCCGCCCAGAGCTGCCTGGCTTCGCCGCTCAGCTCGACCACGCCGTAGCTGGCGGGCGCCTTGTTCACCCAGGCATCCCGGACAAACTCGATGCCCTCGATCGTGTTCAGCTTCTCGATCAGTTTGTCGATCGCGTCCACCGTGACCGTGGCCGTGGTTGTCCGGTTAGCTTTCGTAGTCCGTGCCATTGTCGTCGCTCCTCTCCACCGTGATCTCGATGCCGTCGTCCGCCGTCATATAGGTCCTCACGACCCGGAACCGCTGGTCCTTATACCGGACCACACGCTCGCCCTGGTAATCCTCGGCGAGGGCCAGATGAAAGACATATTCCGGCTGGATGCCGGCGTTCAGTGCCGTGTAGTATTCCGACCGGGTCACGCTCTGGACGGTGCAGAAGACTTCCCGCGCCGTTTCCGTCACGGTTTCATGCACCCCATGCGCGTCCCGGTTCTGTGTAACCAGCTGGATAACATCCGCCCGCATCATTCGCCATCACCGCCGTCTTCGTCCGTTTCCGGTTCGTCGTAGTCGGTGTAGCCCGTCGCGTGCATCAGCTGGGTCTTCTGGACGCTGTAGCTCTCCCTCAGGCGCTCGTAGTCGTCCGGCGAGCCGAAGTTCAGCCGCACATAGGTGAAGATCGCCCGCATGACCAGCGCGTCCGTCAGGGTGCTGTTGTCCGTCATCCCTTTGTTCGTCTGCTCGAAGGACACCGTGCCCGGGAGTACCACGCCGGCGATCGTCAGATCCCGCGCGCCCGCGTCCATCAGGGAGCACAGCTCCCCGTCATACGCCGTGGTCGTGATCCTCAGCGCCTTCCTGCACTCACTCAGCATGTTGTTCCCTCCGCTTCCGTTCTTCCTCGGCCTGTCTGAAGGCCCGGAAGGTGTTGTCCGTCACGATGGTCTGCGCGATGTGCCCGATCTGGAGGCGCGGGTCACAGTAGATCTGGTGCCCGCACGCCCTCGCCCGGATGCAGAAGCTCAGGTCCTCGCCGTAGCCCGGCAGAGGCGCGAAGGCTTCGCTGTACCGCGCGATCACGTCCTTGATCACGCCTGTGCGGACCATGATGCAGGCGAACCCGCACCCCTCGACCTGGAACATCCCGCCGCGGGGGTAATCGTCATACCCGACGCTCTGGTTCTCTTCCATGTCGATCCCCTGGCGGAGGGTCTTCCAGATGCAGGGCCTGTAGGGAGGCCGCCGCATGTGGCACACGCCCGTCACCAGGTTCTTCCCGGTCATGTCTTCCATCAGGACCTCCATCAGGTTCGGAGGGAAGACCATGTCGCTGTCCAGCCACAGGGTGAAATCGTAGCCTTCCTCGACCGCCTTCTGGGCGAGCCGGTTCCGGCTGTGGTAAACCACCGACCCGGCGACGAACTCAGGAACCACGTCACCGACAGGCCGCATGGCCACCAGGCTTCTCACAAAGTCCGTCTGCACGGTGTCCATGCAGGGGACGCACACCATCGTCTTCATGTTTTTCGTCCTTTCATGCCCTTCTTGGAAAAAGACCCTGCCGGGGGAAAGGACGAAGCCCCGGCAGGGCTATCTGAAGGCTATTCAGCCTTACAGATCATCAGGCAGTGGTGCTGACCAGGCGGACGATGCCGTCGGTCTTCGCGGGCTTGGAATCGAACACCGCGATACCACGGTACATGATGCTGTTGGAGGTGAAGCCGGCGGACTCGTCAGCATCCACATGGATGTCCTCGGAGAGGTTGCCGACCACGTCGGTCCACTTGCCGAGGTACAGGGCGTCGTTGGCGGCGGTGACATAGTCATCCACGACCACGGGGTAGCCCATCAGGCGGCCTCCGATGCCGTTCACGGTGTCGGGCACGAAGATCGGACGCTCCGCGGTGTCCTTGATCGCGGCAATCTGGCCGTACAGGGTCTTCTTGTTCACCAGGAACTTCGCTTCCGGATCATAGGCCGCGGGCAGCAGCGCGATCAGGTCGCACACGTTCTTGTAGGTGTAGCCGGTGGTGGCGGTGTTCAGGATCATGTTCTGGCCTTCGCCGGTGGTGAAGGTGATCGCGGCGATGCCGTTGGTGGCGTCATTCAGGATGTAGTTGTCGATGGCGCGGGCGATGTCGCCGGCGAGCATCTCAACCAGCCAGCCCTCGAAGGCGTCGATGGCCATCAGGCGGGCGGTCCGGGAGATCTGGATCACCTTCATGAACTCGAAGCCGCCCAGGGTCACGGCGACGGTGGTGTCGGCGGCGGCGTCCATCGCCTGGTTCTCGGTGTGCTTGCTGGCGGTGTTCCGGGTGCCTTCGGCGACAAACTTCAGGTTGCCGGCGACGCGCAGCAGGGTGATCTCGGAGAGCATGGGGGCAAGCTTCTTCATCTTCTCGAAGAACTTGTCGGCCACCAGGGTGGGCACGGCGTTAGTGCCGGAGGCGCTGTAGGCGCGGGTCTCTTCCTCGCTCAGGTTGCCCTGGAGGTTGCGCAGCCACAGGTCACGGTATTCCATGGAGTTAATTTCCATCTTTCTTTCCTCGCTTTCGATAATCGGTTTGCCCGTCATGCGGGCGACTTCTTCGGCCTTCCGCGCCTCTTCGGCGGCGGCGGCCCGGCGGGCTTCGATCTCAGCCTTCAGCTCCGCGAGCTCGTTCACACGGGTCTCGAGGTCGTCAGTGCTGAGCGCGTCCCGCTTCTCTTCGGACGTCTCTTCCAGCAGCTCCGCCATGCGGGCGTCCAGCTGCTCGGCGTTCATTTCGGAAAAGTCAAACATAGTCACTTTTCCTCCTTTGTCAGGTTGTTCA